GGGGAGCCTTCCTAGGGGGCAAAACAAGCCTGGCGGGGACGATTCGGAGTACTGACCGGGATCTCGGTCTCCTCATTGGGAAAGTGTCAGTGACGGGCACGCTGCGCGTCTCCAGCCGTAATTATGCCGTATCGACCATTCATAGCCCATCGGCTCTCGAAGGGAGTCTGCGAGCGCCTGCACGGCTGAAGGGAGCGCTGTTAGGGGGTAAAGTCGCATTAACCGGAAACATCCGGTCGAGTGATCGCGACTTGGCACAGCTCCAGTTTGCTGGTCCTCATACCCAAATCACCGGCACGATCCGAGCGCGTGGATTCATGAAGTCCACGGGCATGTCCTTAGTTTATGCCGCCACGCCGGTCAAGGATCAGGCACGGGTGCGCGGTGCCAGTCTCGGATTCGTCGGGGTCGGCGGGCAGACCTTCATGAATGGCACAGCCCGCGATGAGGGTCGGCTGACCGGTCAGTTGGGATTGGTTTATGTCGTCGCGCCGATCCAGGCCAGTCCTCGCGTCAACAATGCGGTCTTCATCAATCGGCAGCCGGTCTCCGGAGTGCTGCGGTCCGTGGATCGTCTCAAGGGGGCCTCGATCACCTTCCCTGGCTCACCGCTGGCCGGTACGGTGCGAGACAGTGAACGCCTTAAAGGTGCGTTCCTCGCCGGGAAAGTCTCCCTGGTCGGCACGACTCTAGATGGTTCCATACTCCAAGATGCGCCGCTGAACAGTAAGACGGCGCTCAAGGGCACGTTGAGAGCCCAGGCACGGGACGTAGGCAGCCTGCATTTCCTGGGAGCAACGCAGATCAGCGGGACCTCGCTGGTGCTCTCTCGGATCGATGGTGCTGATCTCACCGGCAAGGTCTCCCTGGTCGGCACCCTCATTGACGCCGCACGGCTCTCCTCTGGCTTCCTGGGAGGCAAGACGTCGCTGGCAGGCACCGTGCGATCCGTGGACCTGGCACAGCCAGCGGCCTTCTCGATTCGTCTGGCGATCACAGGCAAGACGCGCTCCTTTGGCTACGTCTCTGGGGCGAAGCTCATTCTTAAGTCGCAGCTCGGGATGGCCGGAACGTGCATCGACTCCGTCCGTCTACGAGGTGCGACTCTGACAGGCAAGTCCTTCCTGGTCGGGACCACCATCGCATCGGGACTCCTGCAGAGGGGATCACTGGATAGCGATATGCCACTGACAGGGACCATGCGGTTCATCGGCGCACGCCTGGCGAATGGCCTGAACCCGGTTGGGGAACCCTATCGCATCCTCGACGCGACCGATCATGGCGTCATCTTTGCGGCCTCAGATCGTCCCTTCATCATCAGCTTTGAGAAGACATGAACACATTTAAAAAGCAGCCGTCAGAAACCTATACGTTCGGGATTGACTTCGCGGGCAAGCTGCCAGCTGGCACGACCATTCAGAGCGGGGTGATTACCGCGACCGACCCCGCCGGACTCGATGCCTCGACCGTCATTGCGGATTCGTCAGCGGCTATTGTCGGAGATATGGCCCGCATTAAAGTCTTAGCGGGACTCCACGGACAGAGCTATCGCATTCGGTTACGGGTCACGCTGACCAATATGGATATCCTGGAAGAAGATACCGTGATGCTCGTGGAGAATGTGTAATGGCCCTTCCGTATTTCAAAGGCCTTGGACTGAAGCTCGACGTACTCGGGTTGCCTGAATTTATTAATGGTATTGAGCGAGCGAAGATCCTTCAAATTCGATTCATGCGTGGCGCGTTCAAACGAGGCGGCAATCAGGTCAAGCGGGCGTTTATCCGCGATCAACTCAATGGGCCTCCGGGTATTCATGGCGGGGAGCTTAAAAAAGGAAAGAATGTGTTTTCTCGCGTCTACGGGGAAACACCGGACAGTATTGGCGTGCTGGTCGGCATCTCCAGCATTTTGCATGTCCATGAGAAAGGCATGACGATACGCCCAAAGAGCGGCGGGAAACTGTTTATCCAAGAGCGCAGTAAAGGCAAGCGTATTCCATTTCAGAAGGGCTCAAAGGAGGACAGCAATGTGTTGGCCGTCGTGGATCAAGTCGTGATTCCTCAACGATTGCATTTCAGAAAGCAAGCGGAATCCATGGGGCCAGCCATTCTGTTGAAGGTGGCGCAGGAATCCATGCGGGCGAGTGAAGTGGCGATGGCCTCGGAAATGAAAAAGTTTGTGGGGAAATTATAGATGAGCGATTCGATTCAAGAACAGACGTTGAGCAAGGGATTGCTGAAGGGTATTTCGATCTAAGGAGTAATTCTAATTGCTCCCATCTTCACGAAGGAACGGTTCATACTCTGATTCTGATTCATTATGGTGATGAGAAGACAATTCATGCAGAACATTTTTAATTGCTGCCATCATCTCGACATACGATGTTGGGCTGCTAGTAGTTGGTGCTGTGTTATTAAGCGCCATGAGGCCGCAGCAACATCCAACAACCAGTTGGGTTATATCGATATTGCCAGACGCTCTCATACGTGTCAGCGATCGATTGATGGCTGCCATTATGTCATCAGACAACAGGTCGGCCTCTTGCCATTTTGTAGCCATATATTTTCCTTTCAGAATATATGTAGTGACGGAGCATTGTAGTAAAGATGGCGGATTCGGTGCAAGAGCAAATCGTCAAGAAGATTGTGGCGGCGCTCGCAATGATCACGACGGTCAAAGGCTTCGACAATACCGTTCAGTCTATCCAGCGCCTGAATCAATCCGGCGTAGATCTGGCTGACCCTCCAATCATTTTGGTAAAAGAAGACGATTGCAATGCGGAGATCGCCGAATCGATTTACCCGAACATAAGACGGCGCATGGGCATCTTCGCTGTGGCGATTACACGGCAGGATGAATCATCCACGTCAACGGATCTCCGAAGCGGCGGGGAGATCTTGAATAGCCTCGTCGCTGATATGGAAAAAGTCATCTCGAACAATCGCACCTGGGACGGCCTGGCCATGCAAACCGATCCCCCCAGTTATTTGGAAGTCGAGATGGATGCGACGGTCCCGCACTTGGCGCGGGCTGTGCGCTTTGAAGTGACGTATCAACATCTGAGGACTGACCCGTATCGGCAAGACTAACTTCTCAACGACCGCACAGCCCCTCGCACGCTCGTCAGCCACGCCTCTCGCTTCGCTGACCAGATCGCCTCCTTGGAGCCTACCAATAAGGAGGATTGATTATGGCCAGTGGAGCGATTCCAGCATACGGCACCCTACTGAAACGAGAAACCGCATTCGGCTCAACCGTCTTTGTCACGGTGGCTGAAGTCAAATCAATGAATGGCCCGTCGATGAAGGGCGATGTCATCGACGTGACCACGCACAGCTCCGCAGCCTCAGGCGCGTGGCGCGAGAAGATTTCCAGCCTGCTTGATCCAGGAGAGATCGGGTTTTCGATCAACCTCATTCCGGCCTCTGCTGGGCATAAGGCACTGCTCACCGATTTTACCGGGCGCGTCAAGACCAATTATCAATTTGTCTTCCCAGACGGCGGATCAACCACCTGGTCATTCACCGGCTATATGACGCAGTTCGGCGCGAAGGCCGAAGTCGATGGCGTGCTTGAAGCCGATGTGACCGTGACCCTGACCGGCGCACCGACATTCCCGTAAACCCATGAACCATTTCGCAATCTAAACGGAGGTCCCTATGGCACGCAAGCAGATCCCAGTCATTACCCCCCTCGGTCCCTATCCGACCTTGCCAGTGTCCGCGCTGGCGCTGAACTTCGTCTTCACGACCGCTGACAGCGTGAACTTCGATCAGTTCAACTTCACTGGACGCGAGCTGATCATCATTCGCAATAGCACAGGTGGCGCATTGACGGTGACGATTGAAAGCGCAGCGGATGCGCTGAACCGTACCGGTGACATTACAACCTATACGGTCGGCATAGGACTCTTCGCCGCGATCTGGGTGGGTGCCGTGCCTGGATGGAATCAGGCGGGCCAATTCTTTCTACGGTCATCAGCGTCCACGATGGATTATGCGGTGTTTAAAATCCCTGGATAGGAGGATGGCATGGATGAGTCAGGCAAAGTCTTCTTGAGCCGCGCTCAGATTCTTGGCGCAGTGGATCTAGTCATTGAACCGGTCTTTGTGCCGGAGTGGGGCGGGACGGTGTATATCCGCAACCTGAACGGCAAAGGCCGTGACGCCTTCGAGGGTTCGCGCATCAAACTGGACGACCAGAACAAGGTGAAGATGGTGCATGACAATACGCGGGCGCGGCTCGTGTCGCTCACGCTCTGCGATGAGCATGGAGCCTTAATCTTCCCCGATGCGACCGACGAGGAAGTGCAGGCACTAGGCGAGA